CGGCCATACTTCCTCGTTGATGACTACCCACTTGCCGCCTGTGTCGCGGCTATTGATCTCATTGCGGATGAGCCAACTCGTTAGTGGCTGGGTGGTGTCCTCCCAATTGCCAACGATCATGGTCTCACGCTTTGCCACCTCCTTTTCATTCAGATCGACCGTCTTATATTGCGTGATGTAACGGATCACCTTCTCATCGTCGTCCGGGTCGGTGAGCACGTCCTTGAAGATCGGATCCTGGGCAACAATGCGCCAGCCCTTTTCGTCATCCGGTATGAGCTTGACGAATACCGTCCCATCCTCGCCGCCGTACATAGCTAACTTATGTAGTAGGATCGGCTTATTATTTGCCTCCCAGATGTCATCAATAAATTTGATGGCCTCATCCGGCACACCCTCTTCCCATTCGAATTTAACTTCCTTGCCAAATAGTAGGGAGATGCCACGGTCAAGCGCCAGTCCAAGGAAGTTGCCGATTACATTATCGTCGAAGCCCTCGCGGGTCTTTTTCAGGAAGCGCTGCTGGATACCCAGGCGATAACTGCGCCGCCCGACCATTGTTTGTGCCCGGTCTGCGTAGGCGCGAGTGAAATCGCCTTCCAGCCAGCCTACGATCTTTGTCTTAATCCAAGAATTCAAGTTGTCAATCAGTCCCATATCACACCTTACCAATTTGCAAAAGGATCATCAACCATCGTCATTTCATAGGCGAGACTATCTTCTTCATAGGCATATCTGGTCGCGTCTATGATGTGGTTGTTATGCTCGATAGGCTGCCTGATAGCAACCCCGTTCTTGTCCTCTTTCCACTTGTACTGCAAAAATTCATTTTTAGTATTGATGCACTTCGCGTCGATGACAATATTCTGTTGCTGAAGCCACTGAATACCGTAAATGACGCTATCTTTGCCCTTGACGGCAGGCTGAGCATCCACACCATAAAGCCGAAGCTCGGCAATACTCTTGGGTTCGGCGCTATCACAGATCACCCGGTCGTGCCCGCATATCTTTACTACATCCCCGGCCAGGACATCATTAGTCAATCCGAGTTCGTAGAGTTCGTCAAAGATGTAGATAGTTTTGTTTTTCTTATCATAGTGGGAGCGTGATAACGCCGCGGGATCGGAGGAAAAGCCGAAATCAAGGCCATTTCTACGATTCGTAAACTGCGCCTGTAATTCTGAACAGTCCTCAACGCGCCAATTGGTGAAGATGACATGGCCTAATACGCCCCAATTACCGAATGAATAAACATCCCGATAGTATTTATCTTGTTCATTCTCTAAATCTTTTATATCATCCTGAGTAAGGAAACGGTTATGGATATACCAAGTCTTGAGGATGGATAACGCATTGCTCTTATACTCGGTCTGGCTATCGGTCAATGAAATGTTACTAAAGTATGTCTCATAAATCCAATGCGTTTGCATGATCGGGTTGAAGGATAGTGTTAACCGTTTGGGCACCTCATCACTACCGCCACGCTGCCGCTTGTAGAGCTGCTTGACATCATTGCGACTGACTTCCGTTGCCTCTTCGACCCAAATATCCGTGATCACACCTTTAGCTGGTACAAGCGATTTCAGCTTCTCAACGTCATCCAGCCCGGCGAAGATTACTTGATAGCCATTGGTGCAAGTAACGAGCATATCTGACTTGTTGATATTGAATAGTTTATCCACGCCCCAACTCGAAATGACGCGGCATATCTCGGTGAACACAGAGCCCCGCAGGGTACGAGCTACCAGGCGAACCACTAGATAGTTCCTTTTCCCCCGCATGACATCATAGACTGCCCGCTGCGCCAGGAATACCGACTTACCAGATGCGCTGCCGCCATAAAATATTTGCGTACGCGACATGTCCTTGAGATATGGCAGGTACACGGCGTTGAATACACCCGGTTCGATAATGACATCAGTCATCTAGTCCTGACACCTTGACATGAATAGCGCCGCCGTCCGCGCCCGTGATCTCCTTGCGCTCGATGGGAGGGCCAACCAAATAATCTGCGAGCCATTTCCGGGCGGAGGCATCACCACGCTTGGCATCACTTACGGCACGCTGGACAATAGCTGCCCAATCATCGGCGGAGCAGGCCGTCATCAAGATGCGATAATACATTTCCTCTTTAGGCTTAGATGGTCGCCCACCTATCCCCGGATGACCTTTTACAAACTTGCCTTTCGCGTCTCTTAATGCCATTATGCCATTCCAATATCTTTACGCGTTATCTGGATTCGCTATGATTGCTCGAATTTCAAGCCCTTGCCAATCCAGCAAAATTTTCGTTTGCTCCCTACAATCTTCCGGCAGATTCAACACCAAATTGACTGACC